GATTGCCTGTTCCTGGTGCGGAACGGGGTGCCCTTCGATGTCGCCTTCAGCCTGCCCCCGGAAGACCGCCTCGCCTGGGTGGTCGCACTCGGCACACTGGATGGCAACGAGTTCGACTTTGCAGCCATGCGCTGGAAGGATCGCGGATGAAACTCGCCGCACTCGCTGCCGGCCTCGCCCGGCTCGACCTCGACGCCATCGCCAGCGCCACGCTCGCGTCCGAGGCGAACCGCATCGGCGAGGCCGTGCGCGAGGCGCTGTCCCACACGCCGGGAGAGAGCCACGTCTACCCGTGGAAGCAAAGCGGGACGTTGCAGGACAGCATCGGCGTGGCGGCGGAGAACGGGGAGGCGGTGATCGGCTCTGACGATCCCGTCGCGGTGTGGCAGGAGCACGGCACGCAGCGCATTCCGCCGCGGCCGTTCCTCGCACCGGTGGCCGCGCTGACCGCGCCGCAGGCCGCCTCCGCCGTCGGCGCTGCCGTGGCTGCCGCGATCGGAGGCGTGTGATGGACGACGCCTATCTGATCGGCATCCGCCTCGCGCTCGACAACGGCGTGAGTGCGGGGATCGCCACGATCTCGCGCGAGCTGGCGGCGCTCGACGGCGCAATCGCAACGACGACGGCGCATCTGCAACGACTCGAACAGGTTGCCGCGGGTGCGACCGGCGCGGTGGCGGCGGTGCTGCCTCGGCTGGATGCGTCGGTCCCTGCCACTTCTGCGGCCGGGCCGGAGAATACGCCCGCCGCACTGTCTTCCCCGGCCCCTGCGCCGCGTCCGGATGCCCCTGTCGCCGCCGCGCCCGCCACCCGGACCGAGCGCGGCGGGGAGGGCTCCACGGCCCCATTTGCCGCGCCGTCTGCGCTGCCGGACCGGACCGGGAGCGCGCCCGCGGCCGCTGTGGCAGCCCCGACGCCGGCCAGCGCCGCGCCGGTGTCGCGGACCGTGCCTGTGGAGGCGCCGCCGCGTCCGGGTCCGTTGCCGGCTGCCACGACCACGCCGCCTCCCGCCGCCTCGCCGCCGGCTGCCCCGCTGGCCTCGCCGCCGCCGTCTCCGCCGATCGCCCGCGCTGCGCCGCGCGAGGATACCGCGCGTGGCACAGCGCCGGTTGCCTCACCGCCACCGTCACCCCCGGCCGCCCGCCCGGTGCAGATCGCGCCGATGCCACCTGATCCGAGCACTGCGAAGGCAGCCACCGCCGCGCCGCCACCGCCCGCGGCACCGCGCCCACCGGCCGAGCGGCAACGCAGCGCGGCCACCGACTCACCGGTTGCTCCGAAGGCCCCGCTCTCCCCGGCAGCGGCGGCGAGCGCAAGCCTTCGCGCATCTCCCGGCCCCGCCAACCCGCCCGCCTCCGTGGCACCGCCGGTGCGGCAGGCCGGGGCGGCCGGCCCGACGCATGGCGACGTGTTCCTCGATGGCGAGCGCGTCGGCACCTGGATGTCCGACCGGCTCGGCCGCGCCGCGTCCCGCCCGCAATCCGGCAGCACCGGCGTCGATCCGACGCTGACGCCGGCCTGGCCGGGCACGCTGCAGGGCCAATGATCGCGCCATCGCGGCCCGTTAACCCCATTCGATCGGAGCTCTCCGCATGATCGGCTCGCTCCTTCTCGGCCCGGTGCTGTTCCTCGATTTCGAGGTCCCGGAGCGCATCGCGTTCGGCGGCGCCCAGCGCCTCGCCGTGCATCATCTGCCCGGCGGCGGACGCGTTATCGACGCGCTCGGCCGCGACGATGCGGACATCGCCTGGTCCGGCACCTTCAGCGGCCCCGACGCACCCGACCGCGCCCGCCTGCTCGATGTGCTGCGGGCACAGGGCGCGGTGCTGCCGCTGACCTGGGATGCGTTCTTCTACGCCGTGGTGATCGCTCGGTTCGAGGCCGACTACGCCCATCCCAACTGGGTCCCTTACAAACTCACCTGCACCGTGCTGCGCGACGAGGCGGCGAGCCCCGCCATTGCACCGCCCGATCTCGGCAGCGATCTGCTCGCCGATCTCGCCACCGCCGCGGCGGCGATCGACACGAGCCAGGCCATCGGCTTGCTGCAGGCCAAAGGCGCCACCAGCCGCGGCACGGCTGCGTATGCCGCCGCCGTCACCGCGGTCTCCGGCCTCTCCGCGTCGCTGGCATCGACCATCGCGACCGCGGACACCATCCTCGCCGCCACCCCGCTCGCCACACAAGCCGGGCTCGGCCAGGCGGCCGACACCGCCGGCACGTTGGCCGCCGCCACCCAGGCCAACGGCTTCGTCGGCCGCGCCGCCGTCAATCTCGCCAACGCCAGCAGTTGAGGCATCCGCATGGACACGCTCACCACCGCAGGCGGCAATCTGTTCGCCATCGCAGCGGCGCAACTCGGCGATGCCACGCAATGGATTCGCATCGCCACGCTCAACAACCTTTCGGACCCGGTGCTGCAGGGCGTCGTCACGCTGGTGATGCCTGACGTCGATCCGTCGGCGGGAGGCGGCATTGCCCAGCAATGATCTCTCCCTCGTTCGCCAGCCGCGATTGCAGGTGCTGGCCAACGGAACGCCGCTCGCTGCACCGCTGTCGGCGCAGATCGTCAGCAACAACCATCATGCCGCCGACCGCTTCACCGTCACGGCCGCACTTCCCGCTCCCGCCGATGCGGCGATGTGGGCCGATACCGCCGACATCGCGCTCGATGTCCGCATCGCCGTCGATGCCGCGGCGCCCGTCAGTCTGATCCAGGGCCATGTCGATCTCGTCGATCTCGATGCCATCAACGGGCGGCTGACGCTGGAGGGGCGCGACAACACCGCAGCGCTGATCGAGGCCCGCACACAGGAAGCCTTCGCCAACCGCAGTTCGAGCGAGATCGCGACGCTGCTCGCCGGGCGGCACAGCCTGACGCCCGATGTCGCGGTCACCACCACGCCGGTGGGGCGCTACTGGCAGCTCGAACACGACCGCATCACGCTCGATCAGTTCAGCCGTGCCACCACCGAGTGGGATTTGCTGGTGACGCTGGCGGCGCATGAAGGTTTCGACGTCTGGGTGAGCGGCACCACGCTGCATTTCCGCCCCGCCGCGAGCGCCGCGCCGAACCCGACGCCCGCGGCCGTGCTGACCGCGATCGGCAACGGTGCAAACGTGACGGGCCTGCGGCTCGAACGGTCCCTGACGCTGGCCGGCGCGATCGAAGTGACGGTGAAAAGCTGGCACAGCCGCAGCGGCACGCCATGCGTGCAGACCGCGAGCAAGAGCGGCAGCGGACCGCCCCGCAGCTACGTCTATGTCGTCCCGAACCTCACGCCCGATGCGGCTCTGAAGCTCGCGCAAACGAAACTCATCGAACTCGCCAGCCACGAGCGGGTGGTGGTTGCCGACATGCCGGGCGACCTCCTGCTCGCCCCGCGCATGGCGGTGGCGGTTGCCGGCACGAACACGGCGTTCGATCAGCTCTACTGGATCGACGAGATCGACCGCTCGCTGCACTGGCGGAATGGCTTTACCCAGCGCGTGCGTGCCCGCAATGCGAGTGCCGGTGCGGCTGCCGCGTCATCGGGGGGCTGAGCGCCATGCAGCGATTTCTCAATGCCGTGAAGGCCCACGCGGCGGCACTGGACCACGGCGCCGGGCAGCCGCGCTTCGGCCTCGTGACGTCGGTCGATGCCTCCCGTTACGCCGCCCGCGTGGCGCTGCAACCAGAGGGCGTCATCACCGGCTGGCTGCCGATCGCGAGCCCCTGGGTCGGCGCCGGCTGGGGCCTCGTGTGCCCGCCGGCGCCGGGCGACCAGGTGCTGGTGGTGCCGCAAGAGGGCAACGCCGAGCACGGCGTGGTGATCGCCGGCAGCTTCTCCGATGCCGCCCGCCCACCGCAGGGGGCACCCCCGGGCGAGTTCTGGCTGGTGCATAAAAGCGGCAGCTTCCTCAAGCTCGCCAACGACGGAACGGTGCGGATCAACGGCGATCTGCATGTCGCCGGCGACGTGTATGACCGCGCCGGATCGCTCTCGCGGCTGCGCGGCCATTACGACCAGCACACCCATCCCGGTTCCGCGAACACGCCGCCCTCACCGCAGGATTGAGCGCCATGGCCGATCTGTCTCATCAATTCGGCTCCGATCTGACAATCGGACCGACCGGCGATCTCGCGTACGTGACGGCGACGCAACTCGGCCAGCAGCGGGTGCTGAAGCGGCTGCTGACCAACCCCGGCGACTACATCTGGCAGCCCGACTATGGCGCCGGGCTGGCGCAGTTCATCGGCCAACCGGCGCAGGCCAACCAAATCCGTGCGGTGATCCGCAGCCAGGTGTTCAAGGAACCCGTTGTTGCCCGAACCCCCGAGCCGGTGATCGACGTGCAGTTCGACGACACCGGCACGTTCTCGGTGCAGCTCCGCTACGCCGACGCCGCCACCGGCCAGACCCAGGTGCTGAGTTTCTCCGCGACGTAAGCCCGCCCTCACATCAGGCGCATCTCATGCAGCTCCAGCTTCAAACGTTTACCACGGTCGTCGGCAACACCGTCGCCGCCATTCAGGGGGCGGCGACGCAGTTGCTCGACCTCACGGTCGGCTCGACGCTGCGGGCGATCGTCGAGGCCAATGCCTCGCTCGCGTTGTGGATGCAGTGGCTGATGGTGCAGGTGTTGCGCACCACCCGTGCCGCCACCTCGCAAGGTTCGGACCTCGACACCTGGGTCGGCGATTTCGGCGTGACCCGCGTCGCCGCAGTGGCGGCCTACGGGACGCTGACGTTCTCCCGCTTCAGTCCGACCACGGCGGCCTTCATCCCCACCGGCACGCTGGTGAAAACCTCCGACGGCACGCAGAGCTTCAACGTGGTGGCCGACGATACGAACCCCGCATGGTCGCCCGCGCAGGGCGGCACGCAAAGCGGTTACGCCGTCGCGGCCGGAACGGCCTCGGTCAGCGTGCCCGCGCTCGCCGCCACGGCCGGCAGTGCGGGCAATGTCCAGCCCGCGACCATCACGCTGATCGCCGCGGCTCTTCCGGGGATCGATACGGTGACCAATTCGCTCGTATTCGCCGGCGGTCTGGATGCCGAGACCGACGCCGCGCTGCGCACCCGGTTCTCGCAGTTCCTCGCCAGCCGCACCCGGGCGACGCCGACCGCCATCGCCTACGCGGTCGCGTCCGTTCAGCAGGGATTGACGACGCTGCTGCTGGAGAACCAGACGCCGGACGGCACGGCGCGGCCGGGGACCTTCACCTTCATCGTCGATGACGGCAGCGGCAACCCGCCGGCGGCATTGCTCGCCAACGTGTCCGCGGCGATCGAGGCGGTGCGCCCGCTCGGCGCGAGCTACGCCGTGCAGCTGCCGGCCGTGGTGCGGCCGACCGTAAGCATGGCGATCACCACTGCGGCTTCGTCCAACCATGCCGCGGTGGTTTCCGAGGTTGTTGCCGCACTCACTTCCGCGCTGAGCCAGTTGCCGATCGGCGGTGCGCTGCCGTTCTCGCGCCTCGCCGCAATTGCCTATGCGGCGGATCCGTCGATCACGAACGTGACCTCGGTGGCACTGAACGGCCTCACCATCGATTTCAGCCCGCCACCCACGGGCGTGATCAAGCCCGGCGCGATCACGGTGATCTGACATGACCGGCGATCAGACCGATATGCTCGCGCGGCTGAAAACGGTTCTGCCGCAGCGCTGGTTTCCGGACACGACCACCATTCTCGACGGCGTGCTGACCGGCCTCGCGAATGTTTGGGCGTCACTCTACAGCCTCCTCGC